CAGTTAAACGTGATTACCTCGTTCTGACCATCAGCAGTTGGGTGGTACTCGTCATAGTACTGGCAGAACGTAGCATGTATATCGACACAATGCTCACACCAATGATCATTACCAACGTGACGGATACCATCCTCATCGTCGATACCATCGCCACAGTTATCACATGAGTAGCGACTGGCTGAGATGTAACCCTGCGTCTCAGTAGCCTGAAAATCACCACGACAAGTGATTTCGAAGTGATCATCGTACTCATCAATACCCTGAGCATCACCGTCAATGTAGGGCATAACGAACTTACCATCGCCATAGCGGATGCGCTGTAGCCTTGCACCAGAGAAGTCATCAGTACGCTCAAACCCTGCTTCTTCCAGCATGGTTATCAGGGCAGTACGCATAGTCTCATCACGGCCATACACCCTGACGAATGACTTGTTCTCTGGCCACACAACAGCGCGGGCTAGTACTCGTTCTGCGGTACGGCAAGCGGTGTCTGGGTTCTTGATATAGGCGATAGCCAAGCTGTCGCTCTTACTGCCTGTGTAGTACACAGCAGCAGGGTGCTCTGGCAGATAGCTGAAGTCCTTCTCCATACAGGAGATGAATGAGGAGCTTTCGGATGTTACACCCTGCCGATTATAGGCATAGATGAATGCTTCCTTAGTCTGCTCAATGGTGAGGGTGTAGGATGAACTAGACCCCATGAAACGCTGATAGATACGGCTGATGATCTGGGATGACAGATCATCAGCATGAAACCGAGACAGATAACGGCTGACAGACAGCCGCAACTGGATATCCTGCTGACCCTTCTCAGCGTTCTCGGTAAAGGCAATCATGCCATCAGCAAGGCTGTAGCCATTGGCTAGGTGAACGTAGTGCTCTGGTTTACAGTACTGCTGAAACCAGTCAGGTACTGGTGTATAGGTGCCGTCTGCCAGACGGCTACGTTCTCGCTCCATCCAAGCATTGTCAGATGTGACAACACCCATGATACGAGTACGGAATGTATAGTTAGCCCGAGCAAGTAAAGCTTCATGAGCGGTGTCATACACCACATCAGATACGGGCTGGTTAGTCTCGACGTTAAGGACCATGTAAGGCATGATACTTTACAACCTCTTTTTAGCGGAACCGGAATTGGCCCGCCGGATCGAAACTTAGCACATCCCGGCGGAGCGGTCAAGCCTGACCCTTTATTACCTTACACAATCTATTTTTGGGGGAACAATCTAACTTGACACGCTGTCAAGTATTGAAAAATAGATTATTTTTCGCGTGATATTCCAATGGGTTACGGCAACAATCTAAATAATCTGTTGGAAAAGTGTTAGCTTCCTACTTTTTAAGGGGGGTGTGTAAGGTATTAGGAAGTTTACAGTCTTTATACAAACTTTACACAGGGGGGTCGCATGAAAAAGGGTTACTTTGATTTAGATTTAGATTATTAGATTATTATATTATAGCTTCTACTCTAAATAATCTAATATAATCAATGCACTGGTGGTTCCACCGGCCCCAAATCTGTAAAGTTACAAACTTTACCTTTACATTTTGCTAGGTAAAGTTGGATTAGACCTTGTAAAGTTTGTTCTAACTTACAGGCTAACCCATTGATTCTGTTACAATCCGAGATTTTTTGATGTTAAGTTAGCCCTTTACACAGCTATAGGTTGCACATTGTTAGGACTTTTATAGCGTGGTTGTAATGCGAGCTATAGGCCCCCGACGTATGGCGAACGAAGTGAGTATCTAAAATGGCAAACTTAACACAAAGAAAAAGCCCTGAGCTTTCGCCCAGGGCCGTGGTTCAATCCATCAGTGTGTCATCCGCTTCGGCTGCATCATCCCAGCCTTGGCGCCACGCATCGTAGTAGAGTGGTCCGCGTTGCTCGGCAGCGGCAGTGAGGGTTTGTCTCTCCTCATCATTGAGGTAGAGAGCTGAGCGGTAGTCCGCCCAGCCGTCCTGGTATGCCCATTTGGCATGTAGTGTGAGGTGGCACATCATGGTGTGATCACCAGAAGCAACCAGAACAGCATACCAACGCATATGCTGCCGCAGATCATGGCGAAGATTTCAAACCAGTCACGCATTTGTCCGTTCCTTTTTTGGGAGAGGGAGGCGGGGCTTGCGCCCCGCCCTAGTCTCAGATGAAGTTGGTGGTGGTTGCCTTGCCGCCGCTCTTGCCACCCTTGGTGATTTTGAGCTTGGGAGCCATGAATGTGCGCCCAGATTTAGTTTTTACTCGGCAGGCAACCAATTCAACTTTGTCGGCCAGTTTTGTATAGGCCAGCAATTCCTTGAATTGCATATCCTTCGGAGGTGAGTCCGGCAGGCCGACATCGAGCCAGAAAGCATATGATTTGATCATCGTTTCCGGCTTTAGTTTTGAAGCCAGTGCCTTGAGCATTTCCGGGACGTTATCCGCGTTCCAGTTTCCTGCCGCACGGACTACCATTTGATAGCCGCCATCAGAATGCTGCGCCCAAGACACATTGCCTTCGAAGTTAGCCATTGTTCCGATTCCTATTTCAAAGAGCACCGAGGTGGACCGTTCCGCCCCGGGCCAGCACCGTTGCTGACCCCATTATTAAGACACAAATGGCCGGAAATGTCAAACACTAGTTTTTCTGGGGCTTTGTCGGGGCGCTTGCTGCGCGCCGCGCCACGCGCTGCGCTTGGCTGGCAGGCTGGCCCGCCCCCACCTGGACTGAGGTTTTTTAGGCCCCCCGCCACTGTTCTAAACCTCCCATAACAAGACCTAAAAAATCAAAGTGTAAAGTTAGCACAACCCCAAAAACCAACGTGTAAAGTTTCGCAGCACCAAGTTCCACTTGACACCCGCTCAGCCGCTCAAATATCTTCTATTCATGCACATGGCACCTCACGAACCTACCCGGTGGACCGACAGATTGGCGTTTGATATCGCCCTTCGCCTTGAGGGAAGCGGTGAGGAAGTCGGTGAGATACTGTCCCGGCACACGTTGGAGCTGCCAACCTTCCAAATCATCAGCAAAGACCCGCTTTTCCTACGTCAAGTAGGTAAGTTTCGTGAGGAAATCAGGGATAAAGGCGTCACATTTCGCCTGAAGGCCCGCACACAGGCCGAAGAATTGCTGAAAACCTCGTGGGTCCTGATCCACAGCCCCGATGTGAGCGCCGCAGTGAAGGCAGACCTCATCAAATCCACCGTAAAGTGGGCTGGACTGGAGCCAAAGAACGATTTTAACAGCGATGGCGGCTCCGGTGGGGTGCGTATTACCATCAATTTAGGCGGTCAGGAGCTTGGCGCGACCACAATCGTGGATGCTGAGGCTGAGGATATGGATGAACGCCTTGAATACGCTGAATAGGGCTGGAATCGAGGACCTACAGACCACTGATCCGCTTCAAGCCAGGCGGTTGGAGCAGGAATTGGCAGCGCGTGGGGTCTCCTATATGACCCAGATCGTCAAAACCAAGCGAGAAGGGCTGAGGTACGTGATCAAGCTGCTGAGTCCGGTCTATGCCGGAGAATGACCTAGAGGGTTACCTGTTTCATTGCATCCCCGTCCATGATCTGAGGGAGCATGTCATAGATGACGAAGGCACCTGCTGGTGTGAGCCTGAGTTTGATCCGGAGTATGACATGTTTATCCACAATAGTGCGGATGGGCGTGAGGATTATGAGGAGGGGCGGCGCCTGCCGCATTGACCTGACCCATGGCGCTAGAAATCAACTACACCCCACCGCCAACTGGGAAGCGGTTCATGGCCTCGGACGCACGTATGCGCGTCCTTATGGGGCCGGTTGGTTCTGGCAAGTCCGTGACCTGCTCATTCGAGGTGGTGCGCCGGGCGACGATGCAGGCTCCCGATCAGAACGGGCGTAGGCGCTCCCGCGCAGCCATCGTACGCGAGACGGCAAGGCAGCTTCAGGATACCACCATCAAGACCTTCCTTGACTGGTTCCCACCCGGGCAGTGTGGGGAGTTTATGCGTACCACCAAGACGTACTTCTTCAAGGTGGGCGATGTTGAGTGCGAGATCATGTTCCGGGCGTTGGACGACGCTGATGATGTGGCCAACCTGAACTCGTTGGAACTTACCTTCGCGTGGTTCAATGAGTGCCGGGACATCCACCCGGATATTGTAGATGCCATGTCTAAGCGCATTGGGCGCTTCCCATCCAAGAAGGATGGGGGTCCAACGTGGCACGGGATGTGGGGTGATACCAACCCGCCAGTGATGGATTCGTGGTGGTACTACCAGATGGAGAAGATAGACCCGGCAGATGGGGTCTCACTTAACGAGAATGGGTGGTCGGTGTTCAAACAGCCGAGCGGGCGTAGCCCCAAGGCTGAGAATGTGGAGAACCTGCCTGAAGGGTATTACGATACCCAGGGCAGGTCAGAGGAGTACATCCGGGTTTATATTGACGGGGAGTACGGGCTGTC